CACAGCCGTAGTGGGAATCACTTTGGTGATACATTTGGATTCATCAAAAATAGGTTTATAGTACCAGTAGGGCAGCATACGACGGATCTAAATGACGTTTATGTTCTACAAAATACTAAAGATAACTGGTTTTCAGATGATGCAACTGTAGACAATTTTAAAAATTACTTCGGTTTCCTAAACTGTTCAGGCTTAACATCTAAAGATCTGGCAATCCTTGACAATATCATACAGGACGACGTACGACACACTCCGTTCTTGTGTGATCAAATCATAGACTTGGGTATAGAAGGGAAGATAGGAATTACAACCCCTACACAAATAGTACCCATGACTACGACTTACAGCGCAGAGGAAGTGCGAGCAATTATTATCAAGTTGGTGAATAACCACAGATGGCATGAGGATATGTTAGCAGCACTAAGAGCATGTAAGTATTGGTTAGCACAACCAGCAACTGAAACGGTTGAAGCTCACTGGTGGACACAGATACCGCGTACCCTTTATCTGCCGAAGTTAGGACTTAAGAGAGCAGCTATACATATACTGCTACAAGAAGAGGGAGTATGCACAACCGCTGAAGCTATCCAAGCAGTTAGAAGTTTAGATACGGAGTCTGATTCCTTAATTATAGAATCCGTGTTTGCAAATACGTGCTGGTATTGGGGAGAATACTTCACTATCTTCAATAAGAAGAATTTGATGGATCTATTAGTAGGTCTCTCTAGAGTGACAAACCTAACGGTAGATGAGCACTACAGAGCAGATGCTATGTTTTCAGCTGTTATAGGTAGGGCTGTGCCAACTGGAGCACACTCATGTGTAGCAACAGTGTGGACTGAACCGCTGAGGAGCTGTTATAATAAACGGGTCCCATTTGGTACACTTAATTTTCAAAATATTACAGACTATGGATATGATATTAGGGATAATTATATCTTAATGAACACTATAGTGGCACCTTCTTGTATTACATTGATAGCGGGTCTAGCAGGTTCTTTAATAGCAGGAACTCCTTATGGTTCCATTTATAATATTAGTCCAGGCGTAAAGAAAAGGAACGTGCGCAGAGTGATGCAGGCTTTAAACTATAATGATCTATGGGCACTAGGTGTACTATCTAGGTTTCAAGGTTACAATGTGAACTACCAGCACCCAACTCGAAATGGAAGACATACGATATATGCGGCTAACGATGTTAGTGTCGCCATGCCTCCAGTTACACCTAAAGATTTAGAAGAACCTAAATCGTATACACTAGAAAGTATAGTCGCACGAGATTATACTTTCGGCACAAGTACAGAATTTTGCTTACGTACTAAGACAACAGTATATTGGTCGCGGGATATCCCGTCGGCACAACTAGAACCTAATTGGAATGCGCCTAGTGGAGGGCATGTGTTAGCATTACAGTCAGGGATAACTGAAATAAGAGTAGCAACGGATGCGGGACAACAATATACCGTAGCTTTAGCTGCTGTGTATGATTTTGAAACGGCGGATTTTCGCGTGGAACACCTGCACGCAGGCGTACCGTTGCCCACAACCCAAGGAGTATTACCATTAATCGAATCACAAGAAGACAAACCACCGGATCCACCAGAGGCGCGACCTGTGGAAACGGAAGCGGGGCCTCAGGTTTAAAGCTATTAAATAATAAGCGTATGGCTGTGCCTATGTACTGTTTATCTAATGGCGATATTCTGAACGAAACTAGTTTCAGTGAAGCTAATTTTTTACTATATGACATACTTAATGGAGTTAATCTTAATGGTGTTGTACACATGCATATCCGAGGCAGGGCCGTTCCAGTTTTAGCTTATTATCTGCCAGATCATGATTTTACTGTACTTTATATACATAATTCTTTACCTTTAAAGCATATGCCTAAAAGTGTACTGCTTAGATTGTCTCGG